CGGCTGCGATTACAACGGTATCGGGTACGACGCTGGGATATAGCAGCGGAAATATCACGGTTCTGACCAGTGGCTCCGCCACCCTCACGAACCTGACGACTACGAGCGGAACGATATCTACCTTAGCCTCTGGCTCTGCGAGCATTACGAACCTGGCTGTAACCAGCCTGACTGTCAGCAGCCTGTCACTGGCTAATGCAACCTTTACCAGCGCCACGATCACGACGCTTACCAGCACCTCGGCGGGTATTACGAACCTGTCGCTTGGTAGCCTGGTTATTAGCTCTTCAACGCTGGTAGCAAACCTCAACGCCGATTTGCTTGATGGGCAGACCGGAAGTTATTATTTGGATCTGGCGAATGCCACGGGAACCCTTAGCGGGGGAGCTTACTAATGCCTACTATTCTTACTAAGCGAAGCAACACTCCGGGCGCGGTCCCGGCAACGGCAAACTTGACGAATGCGGCGGGAGGCGCAGAACTTGCTGTCAATACGGCAGACAAGCGGCTCTTTAGCATTAATTCAAGCAGTGCCATTATTGAAGTGGGCACGAACCCTTCAAGCCTGACTTGCGCGGACGCATCGTTCACGGTTGCTCGTGTTGGCAGTCTTACGATCAGCAGCTTGTCTCTGACCAATGTAACCGTAACTTCGGCTACGGTAACGACGCTGACTGGTACAAGCGCCAACATTACGAATATCTCTGGCACTAGTTTGACTGTTAGCACCGCGACCCTCTCCGGCGGCACCGCCAACGGCGTGTTGTACTTGAACGGCAGCAAGGTGGCGACGTCGGGGAGTGCGCTGACGTATAACGGCACGGCGGTATCATCTTCTGCATCAAGCGCAATTTCAGGAATTTTTAACCGAAATACGTCTTCTGGCGCAACGCTTCAAATTCAAGTTGTAGGTAGTAACGTTGGTACGCTTGGATCTGATACAGGAGGAAACGGGTGGTTTGATTTGGCGGCTGCTTCATCAATTCAATTGCGAGCAACAGGCGCAAGTTCATTTATATCTTTTGACGCCAACAACGCCGAAGGCATGCGCCTCACCTCCACCTCGCTCTACACAGCGTCGGGGATTAACGTCGGCATAGGCACCGCCTCGCCAGATGCAAACTTTAAACTTGACGTACAAGCAGCGACAGGCCGCGTCAAACTTACATCAACCACTGGGACGAATTCTGTTGTTTATCAAGCAAACAACACTGGCGGAACATTAAACGTCGGAATTGATAGCAGCACTGGCGGCTCGCTGTTTGGCGTTGGCGCTTATGCGGCTGGCGTTTGGTATTCTGGAAACTATCCGCTTGTTTTTGGCGTCAACAACGCCGAAGGCTTTCGCCTCACCTCCTCCACGCTCTACACAGCGTCGGGGATTAACGTCGGCATCGGGACGAGTTCGCCTACTCAGAAGTTGCATGTTGCAGGAAATATCTTGTCGCTGTCTGCCGCTGGCACAGACAGTTATATCAATGTCGCAACCAATACCGTTCAAAATACCTATGTTGGTTTTAACAACTCTGGCTCAACAAACGCAGCCGGTGCGGCAAACAATCATTCTTATTTTGGTAGTGGCAATGCGTATGGAATTCAATTCATAACAAACGGCAGTGCCGCAGCCACTATCAACACCTCCGGCAACCTCGGCATCGGGACGAGTTCGCCTGCTGCAAAACTTCATGTTGTTGGCGATTCCCTGTCCGAAACTTTTAAACTAATTGCTAACACAGCAGTTTCTGGGTCTGACGCAACTATCTTTAGACCTGCTGATAACACGATGGCGTTTAGCACTAACGGCACCGAACGCGCCCGCATCAGTTCAGACGGAACATTCCGCGTAAAAGGCGCAGGAACTGCTGGGTCTACAGATGCGTTTTTGGTGGACGGTGCAGCACCGGCAAGCGCAGCCCGCATCACGAGCGGGGGTATATTTCTGGTTGGAAAAGCGTCAGCATCGCAAACAACGGTTGGTTTCCAAGCAGAACAAGATGGAATTGTTTCAGATGGTTTGGCGGCAACCGCAAATACAACAACGACGTTAAACGTATATTCAACAGGTGCAGCCGCATATCGTTTTTACGTTGGATTGGGCGGCACTGTTTACGCAACAAACACAACGATTAGCGCAATTTCGGATCAGCGTTTTAAGGAAAACATCAGTGATTTAGATGCTGGCCTTGTCGAAGTAATGGCGTTAAAGCCGAGAAAGTTTGACTGGAAAGAAGGCAAGGGCAAAGACATCAAGGGCGACCGTGGATTTATCGCTCAAGAGTTTGAACAAGTATTTCCCGACCTGATTGATACTTGGAAAGACCCTGCGCCAGAAGGCGAGGAGCCGTACAAGTCTGTGCGGCAGGACTTGATCCCTGTGCTGGTCAAAGCCATCCAAGAACAGCAAGCAATGATTAAATCACTTGAGGCGAAAGTCGCCGCATTGGAGAGCAAATAAATGTCTACTGTAATCACATGGAACATTTCGGTTCTTAACTGCATCCCGCAAACCGCAGAGGGCGCGGATTACGTCGTCACGGCGCACTGGCAGTGCAACGGCGTGGATGGAGACTACAACGGCAGCGTCTACTCGACCTGTTCGTTTCCCGTCGTGCAGGGTGAATTCACCCCGTATGACCAACTGACGAAAGATCAAGTGTTGGGATGGATCTGGGCAAACGGCGTGGATAAGGCCGCGACCGAGGCTGCGGTGGAGCAGCAGATTCAGAACCAAATCAACCCGCCGGTTGTTTCGCCGCCTCTTCCCTGGTCAGTGTAATAAGGAATATCTAATGGACGTTGAATTGAAAGTTTCTTTAGAAGAAGCCGTAGCCATCGTGAACCTGTTGGGCAGTCTGCCGACTGCGCAGGGCGCACATCCGCTGTGGGCTAAACTGAAGTCCCAAGTAGAGCCGATGCTGCCGACGCAGGATGAAGTGAAGCAGTGAATACGGAGCTTTTGATACTGTTTGTGTTGTTGCAAATAGCAGATATTTACACGACACATACGGTACTAAAGCAGGGCGGACGGGAGTTAAATCCCGTCCTTGCCAGTCTTTTTACCAAAGCAAACCCGATTGTAGTGATGGTAACTTTAAAATTACTCGCGGTCTGGGCGCTTTGGTACGTAAATATGTGGGGACTCACCGCCGCCTCATGCGCGGTTTATGCGTGGGTTGTAATTAGTAACTGGCGTGAGATCAATAAATGACCACCGTACAGGAGCTTGAAGTTACCGTAACCAGCCACATTGACGTTTGCGCAGTACGCTACGAGGCTATCCACGCCCGGCTCAAGCGTCTTGAGCAGACAATGATAAAGGTCGGTGGAGCTATCATCGTAATCCTGTTGGGAGCGTTGGGCAGCATGGGTATGCTGTTGCTGGAGGCATTGCAGAAGTGAACATGCAGAAGATTGTGGATATGTTGTTCCCAGTGCTACTGGCCGCTGTCGGCTGGTTGCTTGCGGAAATCGCATCGTTCAACAATCGTCTGATGTCGGTTGAGAGCAAGATGCCCGCGTTGATTACGGCTGAAGGTGTACCTACCGATAGCCCGTTAAGCGCGTCCCGTCGTCAGGAACTCAAAGACGACATCATGGAGGACATCCATGACTTGCAGGTGCGCGTCAAACTGATGGAGGAGCGAAGCAAGTAATGGACATCTTTGAGATATTCACTCGTGCTTGGCCCGTTATTCTGGCGCTGATTACGCTGATTATCGTTCTGTCTAAACTTGACTTGCGTGTTGCTGTGCTTGAGGAAAAGGTGAAGTCTTTGTTTGATCTAATCAATAAAGGCCGAAAGGAGTAATTGGGAATGATGACCATGATTAGCACTTTCCTGTCGTTCCTTGCGGGTGGACTGCCCAAGATTCTGCAAATCTTCCAAGACCGGCAGGACAAGAAGCATGAACTGGCCCTTGTCGCAGCCCAGAAAGAACGTGAGTTGGCCCTTGCAGAGCGTGGGTTTATCGCGCAGGCACGGGTTGAGGAAATCAAACTGGAGCAAATCCAGACGCAGACTGCTGCTGAGGAACGGCAAGCCTTGTACAACCACGACATTGAGATTGGCAAGGGTGCTAGTCAGTGGATGATTAACCTGCGAGCCAGCGTCCGTCCTGTTGTGACCTACATTTTCGTGCTGGAGTTGGTCGCGCTGAACATTGCCGGGGTGTGGTACGCATGGCATCAAGGGGTGCCGTTTGCGGCTGCAATGGCCGAAGTGTTTTCGGATGACGAGATGTTGATCCTTAGCAGCATCATTGCCTTTTGGTTCGGGACACAGGCTTTTGGCAAGAAGTGAAAGTCAGCGCCGCAGCCATCGACATGATCAAGCACCATGAGGGGGTGAGGACTAAGCCTTACCGTTGTCCGGCGCTGTTGTGGACGGTGGGGTGCGGACATGTGATTGATCCGACCCATGCGGCGGTGAAGTATGAGGAGCGCAAGAGTCTACCGATACCCGCAGGCTGGGATCGCGCCTTCACGATGGACGAAGTGGATCGGATTCTTTCTCAAGACCTTGGTCGGTTTGAGCGTGGTGTGGTTCGACTTTGCCCTGCTGCTGTTGGCAATCAGGGAGTCTTTGATGCTCTCGTATCTTTTGCCTTCAACGTGGGCCTCGGCAATCTCCAACGCTCTTCCCTTCGGATGAAGACTAACCGAGGTGAACTGGAAGAGGCGGCTGACGAGTTTCTAAAATGGACGAAGGCAGGTGGTAGAGTTCTGCCGGGATTAGTTAAACGGCGCAACGACGAACGTGCGTTGTTCCTCTCGGGAG